GGAAGGGCTTGGCACTGCACTGGTAAGCTCTCTGGGTCCGGCGTTCGACTGGATTCTGACTCAGCTCAACAGGTTCTCGAAATGGATGGCAGATCAGAATCTTACCAGAGACCTTCAGAAGGATATTGATAGCGGACTGGCTAGTAAGAAGTATAGCTCAACGGCTATGCAACAATACTATGACCAGCTTCTAGTTAGTTATAACAATGCAGTTGGTGTCATTACCAAGGAATTTGATGGTAAGATGCCTACTGATAATCAGATGAACAGCAAGCTCCGTGGCAAGGTTCTTATTGGTGCGCTTGCTAATAACGCATCGAGCGCATCATATGGAATGGCTGTTGACACTTACAGAAATCTCAAGGATTTACTTCCAGCTCTGGAGACAGCTATTGCAGACGCCAAGAAATCAGAAGAAGTCAACGGAACTGCAAACTCTTTCAAGGGAGGCGTTGAGCCTTCCGTATCCACATCCACCGGCACATCTGCCAGTGCGACCGACACCATCCGAACTGTCAACGATCTCATCAAGGAGCAGACCTCTCTCTCCAAGATTGCCCAGACTGCGGCAGTTGATGCCACGCTGGCAGAGGCTCAGGGCTATCTCGATGTGGCCGAAGCCGGAAGCGAAGACGCCAAGATTCTGCAGGAGATTATCGCAGGGCTTGAGGAACGCAGGAAGACCATCAACGCCACGGACACCAAGGAAGAGACAGCAACCCTGCAGGACTACATCAAGGCTAACTCATCGCTCAGCGTCAACGCACAGAAGGATATCATCGAAACTCAGAAGGCCGAGACGGTTACATGGCAGAACATGACCGAGGCCGGCAGTGCTGAGTACGCTATCCTCCAGCAGATCATCGACTCGCTAGACGATCAGATGGCCGCCTTCGATGAAACAACTGAGACAGCGAAGACCTTGGCCGATGTGCTCAAGGAGAACCAGTCGCTCTCAGATACAGCGCAGATTGCCGCAGTCGATGCCAAGATTGCCGAGGTGGAACTATACACCAAGGCCATCAATCTCGGAGAAGAAGAGTCCAAGATGCTGGCAGAGATCCTCGAAGGACTCCAGGCTCAGAAGGCGGCACTGGAAGGCAATCAGACTGCAGTCCAGAAATTGAACGACTTCTTCAAGACTTACGGCAATGGCATCGGCAATCTTATCAGCGCAGGCTTCGGTCTTGCTGACCAGCTCCTAGACAATCAGATCAGCACTCTTGAGTCGGCACTCGAAGCAATGCAAGACAAGTGGGATGACTACTTCGACGACTTAGAGAAGAAGAACGAGACGCACGAGAAGGCGCTCGAGATTCAGTACGAGAACGGCGAGATATCTGCAGAAGACTACTATGCTGCAGTCGAGGAGATGGAGAACGCCAAGGCAGAGAAGGAGCAGGAAGCTCAGGATGCCGAGGAAGCTCAGCAGGCTCAGATCAACGAGCTCAAGCGCAAGCAGTTCATGGCAGACAAGGCCAACTCAATCGCACAGGCTACCATCAGCGGAGCACAGGCGGTTATCGGATTCTTAGCCAACCCCGGTGGAATACCTGGCATCGTACTAGCATCGATGGCCGGGGTGACTACCGGCTTGCAGATTGCCACCATAGCGGCGCAACAGTACACCCCGATGGCCACTGGCGGAATTGTCACGGCACCCACCCATGCACTCATCGGAGAAGCGGGACCAGAGGCCATCGTACCTCTCTCCAAGGGCGAGCAGTACGGCCTCGAACCTAAGGACAAGGGCAACATCAACTTGACCATTCAGATGGGCGATGTCTACACGGACGACGAGCTCAGCCAGAAAATCTTCGAGGGAATCACGAAAGCCCAGCGCACAGGCGCTCTGCCTAACTGGAGGACTAAATGAAGCTATATTTGAACTTCAATGAATATGCCAAGTTCGATGCCAACAGCTCATCGAACTGGGAGAACTTCTCAAGCGCTCTGCTTGATTCCGGCTTCACTCGAAAGAGCTGTATCGGCGCCCAGGGTAAGAACGAACAGCAGACGGTCTCAGTCAAGCTCAAGGCAATTGTAGGTGCAACCAACTTGGCCTTGAGAATCCTGTCCTGCGAGCACACCATCAGGGCAAGGCTTACGCTCGATGATGGCACTGCATACTTCACCGGTTCTATCAGACCGCTGGCAGATCTGACCGTCACCAGCTACCTTGAGCCGATGAGCGCCAGTATCCTGGATGACTCTGAGTACCTTGACTACACGCTGAGCACAGAAGCCTCCACTGTCAACCAAGAGCTGTACATCGCTCTATCAGGTGGCACGGAGAGCACGTCTCTTGTGCACTGGCTGATATCCAAGGCTATGAGCAAGCAGAGCGCCTCAGTCTCTTCCAGGGCAATCTCCAACTCTCAGATCATAATCGACTCCGGTGTAGACCAGACACTCAAGGCGAGCGCTGTGGTCCTGAATGTGGGCGACAATGTGAAGGACACCTTGGAGAGTATCTTGTATGAGTACGGCTTGCAGTATCGCTTCGATGAATCCGGCAATGTCCACATCCTGCAGGGCGTTCCATCAAGAAGCGGAGCCGTGGTCCTGAACGATGCCACGATGAAGAAGAGTCTTACCATCAAGCGGGGTGATGATTCTCACAAGGGTGCAAGGGTCATCTACTATAAGCAGGTCAAGAAGGTCTGCACGGTGGCCAAGCACAGCATCTATGACAACACATACAATGACGATAAGACGCTTGGCCGAGGCTATGAGTGGCTGACCGAAGGAGAAGTATGGCCACCGACTGCATACCAGGTGAAGACGCTGGAAGCTAGCGACCTCGAAGACTCCGGCTATGAGATAGTCAAGTATGATCTGACTTCAATCAGTACTTCGCTTGAGAGAGCGAGTGATGGCTGGTTTACGACGAACGCGTTCACAATACCGACTCCGGTGCAGGAGTCAGCGGTTGATGGCATATACCGATACAGGTTCTATTGTGTGGGTGGAGCTTATAAGGACTTGGTCAAGAGCCTCTCCCTGCGCTGTGCCTGCTGGTGCATCGACAAGAATGACCCGCAGGAATCGGCCTCTTCTTGGGTGAAGAGTCCGACCAAGTACACGGCCAAGTACATCCACTCTTCCATCCTTGCCAATAACCTAGTCAACATCATCGAGATGCGCAATGCTGCAGGAGACGTCAAGTACACATTCTATCTGAGCACTTGCTCTCTTACTCCTGGGCAAGTGGTACACATCCAGTCGGTGACATCCGGCATCGATACCTATGCCAAGGTTCTGTCCATCAAGGACAATGGCGGAAGCCGAGCCGATAAGCTGTACAGCATCGAGTGCGAGGGGCTGGAAGCTATCCCAGATCTTGGAGACCTCTCGGTTGAGAGCGTGGCCAAGTTCATGAGCACCAACTCCTCCGAGTACCTGACTCTCACTCCGAGCATGAGCGAGGTGTCCTATGGTTCTGTAGGTACTGGCATAACGGTCTCGGCCAAGGGACAAGCTGTGGAGAACTTGGGGGCAACTCTTGTGTGGTACTTCAACGGAGTCGCTGTCACCAGCACGACCGATACCACCTTGCTGGTCACAGCTGACATGCTCCATGCTGGCGTCAACACCATCAGCGTGGATGCCACGCTTCCTGGAGTCGATTGGAGCGGAAGGCCATTGCAGGCAGAGTGTACCATCGTCATGGTCGTGCCTCAGATAGAAGCCGGATACGTGAGCGCAGAGACCAGCACCCCGGAGTATGAGCCTTATGAGTGGGACACCGAGCCTGTCCTGTGGGATGATCAGGAAGTCGGCAACATCGACTATGGTCCTGATGGAGTCGGCTACTGCTGGCTCAAGATTCCGAAGGGCGACGGCACATATCAGCTGATTCAGATCAGCGACACCAAGAGTCCCTTCTACCTCGGCACTCAGAGCAGTGTGCCGACTCAGCTGTCCAATGGCCAAGCACTGGTCGATGGATGTTACTTCCTGTACTACAACGAGACTCCGGCGCTCGGCTACACCAACGGCACGCCGTATGTGTACGAGAATGGCTCATGGCACGCCCTGTCTTCATCGGACAGTGTTTACCTGTCCGCCATCAAGAACTCTCTGCAGGACGCTCTCTTGCTTCCTAGCACGGTGGATATCGTGAGTGCTTACAATGCCTACTTCGAGCGCCTTGCAGCAGTCGAGGCCTTTATCGAAAGCTTGAAGACTCAGAACCTTAACATCGCCACGGAGATGGAGAGTCCGAACTCCACGGCATCAGACCCGTCAAGAGAAGACTTCGAGGTCAACATCCAAGCCGGATACAAGAAGACCGATGGATCTAATGGCTGGGAACAAGCTCCAGCTTTTGGTATCAAGAGCGGTGGCGCCGTATTGCTTGGACTCTGCACGGAAGCAGACCCAGTCAGCGACACCCAGAAGCGCTTCTTGGCCAACGAGTCCAAGAACTTCATGCTATCTAAGGATAGGCTCTTCATCAAGAACGCTGTGGCCGATGGTATGAGCGCTGTGGGCTGTAACCTGTACGGCAACTTCCAAGCGGACATCTTCATTAACTCCGGCCTCATCCTCCAGCCGAACGGCCGAAGCATCCAGAGCCCTGCAACGAAGGAAGTGCAGAACGCATCGATGGCCTACGACCTGTGCATCTGGGCTAAGGACAACAGCATCGCCTTCAATACCATGCTACTGTGCGAAGTGTCCAACGAGCCGAGCGTGGAGTTCTGCGTCTTCTACACAGACACAAGCCTCTCCGGCAAGACAACATCCGACTGGGGCACGTTCAATGTGGACTGCTATGTGGCCTTCTATGACACCAACGGGACCAACCTCTATACCATCAGAAGCAAGAGCTACATCTATTACTACGAGGTGCAGAACACGTGGATCTTCGGCTGGGCTTGGTTCGGCACACATACCGAATCATCCAGAGCAAGCGAGGGCGCTCTGTATGGCACCAAGACATGGGGTTTTATCGGAACCGACGGAGGCAAGGGCATAGATGTCTCGCCCATCCAGAGCGTAGATCCAGCTGAGTACAGCCTCAAGAGCTATGTCTCCGACTATGGCCAAGTGCGTGATGGCACGGTGGAATCAGGCGGGGTGACCTGCACTGGATTCTCGACCGCTGGCGGACAGAGCGTCTATCTTGAGGTTTACTACGGGAGCGCATACTCGGTGATCTTGCCGAATCTTCCTGCAGCAGGCACATCTGGTCTGGCGTCTGGCGAGCTGTACTACGAGAACGGATACGTAAGGAGGAATAACTGATGGGATTTTATCAGAAACCTGGAGGGACAGTAGTGGTCACTGACTCTCCTATCGATGGAGCCGGATGGGTGGAGCTCTCTGCCGAGCAGTACAGAAGGATAGTCAATCCGACTGTGGCGGAACAGAGACAGGATCTCCTGGCATCCGCTGAGCTATCATCAAGCGACAAGCGCAAAGCACTGTACGAGACTATCAAGTACAAGCTGGTTGCTGTCACCTGCGAAGAGGACACGACTCAGCCTTTCTTCGACCCACCGATGACGGTGGATGGCCTGCAACTGGAATATGCCAAGTATGTGGGAGACGATGACGATTATGCTGCGAGTCTTCTCGTGGCAAAGAAAGCGGCCAAGGATTATATCCGGCTACTGGTAGGAGGTGAATAATGTCAATCAATGTGAAGCAACGGATTCAGACGACATCGGATGCTGTCCAGCTTCTGGGCGTGGTCCCAGGCACCCCGGAGACTCCGGGCTATGTGACAGTGGAACAGCTCAAGACGTATCTGGGTACGGCTCTTGAATCGCTCAAGGTGACCTGCCTTGCGGCAATTACTGCGGCTCTTGGAGACTCCGATAGCGGAGCACTGGGGAGCATAGCAGACAGCTTGGCGGCAGCAGTGGCTACCATCCAAGCAACAACGGTGCAGACGGTAGAGACCGCTGCAGATATTGGCGACTTAGGTCTCGTTGTGATTAATGGCGAGATATGTATGGAAGAGGAGTAGATTATGGCAAAACCATTGGTTTTCAATGAAACAGGACAGGAGATGGTGAACGCACTCAACATCATCGCTCTTGGTGTCTCTGGTGGCATCTCAAGCGTCCCATCTTGGGCGGCGGCAAAGCGCTTCGTACAGCAGGGCTTTGGTAAGCAGATATTCCCTGTTGGCACTCAGGTGCTGGTAGAGAAGGCGGCAAGCATCACGGCATCCAAGGGAGACAGCACAGGCATCACAGGTGCGAGCGTGGTACAAGCGACCTTCTTGGAGAAGATGGGCGGTACTCACAGCGGGGTGTACGAGGCGACCTATGATGGCACGGCTTGGCACAAGGAAGATGGCACGACCATCCTCCTGTCTGAGTACGGCATCACAGTCACGGGCACGCCGGTCGAAGGTGACCATGTGCTTATCACTGAGGCAACGACCCAGCTCATCTTCGATGTTGTAGACCATGACGGCTACAAGAACCCAGCGGACTCCAATGCGCACACAATGACCTTGCTCCTGCATGACTGCATCTATGGCAGACCTGTAGATAGCCCGGAGCTATTGTGGTGCAATACTGGCACGGAAGCTCTAGCGGCAGGAACGTACAACATTACTCTCCTGCATGGAGCGTATAACGGCAGTACATCGCAGGATGGGACGTATGAGTTCACCATCACACAGCCTATCCCTGTTAATGGTGGCTTCAAGCACTCGGCTATTGGAGTATATCAGAGTTCGACTTATACCAAGGCTCAGATTACTGGCGGAACTTTCACAACGTATAATGCGGCCGGTGAAATCATTGAGAGCGGGCTGACAACTACCGAAGCATCCACAGGCACAAGCCTCGGAACCGCAAGCTATCTCTACACCGAGACAGTCAACACTGTTGGAAGGTTCAACTCCACTCAACGTCAGATGTATGGCTCAAACAACTGGGGTGAATCTAACATCCGCCAATGGCTCAACAGCGAGGCAGTAGCATCTGCATGGTTCACCAAGCAGACTGTCTTCGACTGCAAGGCAGGCTATGACAAAGTGGCAGGCTTCCTCAACGGAATTGATGCAGACTTCTTGGCCGCCATTGGCAACGTCAATGTGGTCACGAGGTACAACTCCGTCTTCGAAGAAGGGGGAAATCAAGGCTCAACAACTTACACCACCAGTGACAAGATGTTCCTTGCCTCAAGAGACGAAATCGGCTACGGAATCGAAGGCATTGCACAGGGCACAGTCTTCTCGATGTATGACGGAGCGGCGCAAGCGAACAAAATTAAGTACGACATTGTCTCTCCTGGAACAGCTCGGTATTGGTGGTTGCGCTCGCCTTTCCCGTCTGACGGCTACAACGTCCGTATTGTCATTCCTAGTGGTGCATTGAACTACTACGTTGCTTACATCGGTTACGGGTGCGCCCCGGCTTGCGTAATCTACTAATCTGATAATCCAGCCCCGTGAGGGGCTGGAGAGGAGTCAAGAGATGTCTGTTGTAAAAAGCGAGAGGTCAGTAAGCAAGCTAGAGGTGCTCATTAAGATGAGAGACCTCTGTCGATATACTGTACATATCGCCAAGAATGAGAAGAATTTTCCCAAGCGTACTCGCTGGATACTGACATCTCCAATCGTCAAGCAAGCTGTAGATGCCTACTCCTGCATGAGAAGGTCTAACTCTATCCATGTATCAATCGCAAGAGATTACATAGACAGACGAGCCTTGCAGGTGGAGGCCTATGGCTATCTTGAGGCGATGCTTAGTCTGATAGACATCGCCTATGTGGAGCTCGGCATTGACTCTCAGGTGGTAGAGTTCTGGACTGGTCTTATCCTTGAAGTGGAGAATCTGCTTCAAGGTTGGAGAAAGAGCGACCGTGCTAGATACGGCCAGCTCATCAAAGAGGATTTATAGAGATGAAGGCTATAAGCTCGCCTAACCCGTCTAACGGCAACAACGTCCGTAATGTCAATCCTAGTGGTGCATTGAACAACAACAATGCTAACAACGGTAACGGGTGCGCCCCGGATTACGAGAACTGCCAGATTAAAGTAAGCCATCAGGCCGAAATCAGTGCATCTCACGCAAGGAGCCTTGACCTCTCTTCCGATAAGGAAGGAACTTATATCCGAGATGTATCCACCTCTCGAGGTGTTGATGCTATCGACTCGGATTTTTATTCATTCAAGTCGCTATACCACGGCTTGAGAAAAGCCCAGCGCAATGTCATCTGGAAGGATTCTGTGTCCTTCTATTCTCTGAACAATCTCAAGCAGACACACCGTCTCAGACAATCCCTGCTTGATAACTCATACGAAATCAGCCCTTATCAGATTTTCACAATCCACGAGCCGAAGGAGCGAGAGATTGCCGCTACTCGGATAAGGGATAGGCAGTTCCAGAGAAGCCTGTGCGATAGCTACTTATACAGGGCTGTCACCAAGGGCTTCATCAGAGACAACTGTGCCTGTCAGAGAGGCAAGGGCGTTGATGATGTGCTGAACAGAATGGACTGCCACCTGCATCGATTCTACCGGCATCACGGAACTGATGGCTGGATTCTCAAGTGCGACATCCATCACTACTTTGCAGAGACTTCTCATGAAGTGGCCAAGGCGGCCATCCGCAAGCGTGTAGACAATGACGAGGCTTATCGCAGGGTGTGCGATATCATAGACAGCTTCGGAACCGACAAGGGCATTGGCCTCGGCAGTCAGGTATCTCAACTCATTGAATTGGCCGTACTGGATGACCTAGACCACTATATCAAGGAACAACTTCACATCGAGCATTACCTGAGATACATGGATGACTTCATCTTGATCCATGAGAGCAAGGATTATCTCAAGCAGTGCCTGGCTCAGATTAAGGTCAAGCTTGCATCCATCGGATTGGAACTGAACGACAAGACGGCCTTCACGAAAGTCTCCCAGGGCGTGAGGTTCCTCAAGTGGAAGTTCAGCGTCACCCCGACCGGCAAGGTCATCAGGAAACTCAGCAAGCGCTCCATCGTCAAGGAACGCAGAAAGCTCAAGAAGCTTGGAAACAAGGTACAGGAGAAGAAGCTTCACCTGTCTGTACTGGCAAACAGCTTCAACTCATGGCTTGCCAATGCAAGACGTGGAAATGCAGAAAAAGAAATCTCGCAGATGCGAGCGATATACTTAAACACACTTAGGAGGTGTATCTGATGGACATCAGAATAAACACACAGGCACAGCTTAACGAGCTCCGGCACAAGAACGCAGCGCTCGAAGCGGAGAACGAGAGGCTCAAGGCCAATCAGGACTATGTAGCGATGATGACAGACGTGGAGATTCCAGAGGAGGCAAATGATGAGCAAGTTTGAAAAGGTCAAGGCTTACTTTGACAAACACCTATGGACAGCTCTGCAGGTACGCAATGCTGTGACGAAGGCTTGGATTACCGCCGAGCAGTATGAGGAGATAACAGGAAAGGTGTATGCCGCTGAGTGATCCGAGCATTGTTCTTGAAGTGGCAGCAGAACTCACGGACATTGTCCTTGATGCTCTACCGGAATTGACGGTAGAGCAGTCAGAGCGTGTCCATGCTGTCTTCATCAAGGAAGTCGAACGAATATTGAATAAGGGCAGGTCATAATGGACTTGAGCTTGACGATTACAATAATGGGAGCCGTGCTCTCCATCGGCATTGCTTGGGGGGTGTCCCAGACAATCCAGAAGAAGCACGACGCAGAGATAGTAAACATCCACAAGCAGATGGCACAGATCCGAGAGGAGACCAAGGTCGCCTGTACGGAAGTGGCCGCTGCCAGCAAGACTGCAATGGATGCCATGCAGAGCCTTAATCAGGAGCACATGAGCTCGCTGGAGCGCTTCTTGGATCTGCGGTTCAAGACGCTGGAAAAGAAACAGGACAAGCATAACAACTTAATTGAGAGAATGACGATCGTGGAGCAATCCACGAAGTCTGCACATAAGAGACTGGATACAGTCTGCGAGAAGATGGACACACCCCGCAGGACATCCAGGAAGGAGTCAACAACATGAATTTTACAATCAGCGGGATTGCGCTCATCTACGTGGCGGCAATTGTTATCTTCGGCAAGGCACTCAAGAGTATCCTTGGAGACAAGACTGTAGGCAAGCTCAAGCTGAGCAAGCTCCTGCCGGTATTCCTTTTCGTCTTCTCCGAGATTCTCACAATCCTCGGAGCCATCATCGGCAAGACTGACATATGGACTGCTGTTGTCTCCGGCATAGTCTATACCGGTGTAGCAGCATGGGGCTACGACACAGTCAAGGGAGTTATCTCGCAGGGGGTGAAATGAGTGCGCAGACTATTATTGCTATCATTGCTTCTGTTGCTTCCGCTGTCCTTGCTTTTCTGCTCGGTCGCAGATCCGGCAACAATGACGGACGATCAGATCTTGAGCGAGCTGGAGAGCAACTCGAGACAGCTGAGTCTCAGCTTGCAGACAGCCAACGACAAAATACTGACGCTCAGTCAGAGCTTGAGTCAGTCTCAGCTGGACTTGAGCAGAGCACAGAGCTTGCTGACGGAGCAAGCGCAGAGCTTGCAAGCGCAACAGAGCTCGCTCAGCGCAATGAAGACCTCATTGCAGAACTGCGAAAAAGAAATCAAAAGTCAAAAAGCACTTAACTGGACAATCACGATTGCATCCGGGGTGAGCGTAAGCTTGCTTGTAGTGCTCTTATTATTGAGATAGTCGGTCGTAGGTTTACCTCCTTATCCAACGACCTGTGTTTTTGGCTTGGCCATCACCTTCGGGTGGTGGCCTTTTTTATGTCAAAATCTGAGTGCACAAGTGTGTACCAAACCCCTTGTATTTATGGGAAATATGGGATATAAAAAACACATGAGGCGTATGGAGATTCGTTTATTTGCATACAGCAAATAGAAAAGCCCTTCGGGACCAAGGGGTCGGCGGTTCGAATCCGCCCTGCCCGATATAAATTATTTGTTGCTGTGTAAAGGTTTATCTCTGAACATGCCTCATCGGACGATGGAGTAGGCACAAAAAAGTGTGTACTAAACTCCAAGAAAACGGAGATGAGATGGCACAACAATTCTTTATCTACAAGAGAAATAAAATCTATTATGCTTGTTTCACAAGTGTGTACTGCGGGCGTCTGAGGATGTCCACCAAGTGCAAGACCAAGGCAGAAGCGGTCCTTTTCTGCACTCGGAAGATTGCAGAACTGTCGGCTCTTCCAGAGGCGGACATCGGGGATACTTTCGAGAGATTGGCCAAGAACTGGTGGCTAGACGGCAAGTGCCCGTATCAGCTGGAGAGCAAGCGCAATGGCCGGATAATCAGCAAGGGCTATCTGAGGACAGCTCGGCACGTGCTGGAGTCCAGGCTTCTTCCGGTCTTCGGCAAGATGCACATCAGAAGCATCACCCCGCCGATGATAGACGACTGGAAGTACTCGATGCACGAACAGGACGAGCTCTCTGGCAAGAGCGTCAACGGCTACCTGACCATACTCCGCACGATGATGGATTACTGGTGGAGGCGTGGCATCCTCGCAGAGAACCCCTGCCTCAAGGTTCGCTGGATGCGCAAGGAATCAGCAGTCAGAGGCATCCTCACAGACGAGGAAGTGCGGAAGCTCTTCAGTACCAAGGAAGCATGGTCAACTCCGCTGGCATACTTGGCCAATGTCTTGGCCGCCTGCAGTGGGATGCGCATGGGAGAGGTGCAGGGATTGCGCGTGGAGGACATCCAACAGGACGGCACCATCATCGTCAGGCACAGCTATGACGAGAAGTACGGCCTCAAGTGCACGAAGACAGGTATCATCCGGTGCATACCTTTGCCCGCAGAGCTACACAGAGCCCTTCAGGACGTCGCCATGCGCTCGGATGGGTACATCTTCGTTTTAGACGGAGAGACGCATCCTATGCGACGCTCGTGCATCCTGAGGAACTTGCGCTTCGCTCTCAAGAGAATAGGCATCAGCTTGGAAGAGCAGAAGCAGAGGAATATCTGCTTTCACTCCTGGAGGCATTACCTCAACAGCAGACTCAGGGTCTCCGGGGTGCCGGATGTTGTGGTCAAGGCTGTGACCGGCCACACGACTGATCAGATGATGGAGCACTACACGCACATCAACGCTCACGATGCCGAGGCTGTGGCCACTGTATCAGACAAGGTTCTGCCTTCTGGTCTGATGGAGCCCTACGAGTATGTGCAGGCGAGAGATGCGCATGGGAGATTTATTGGCTAGAAGTTGGACGAGAAGCTGGAGATTGCTCGTTGTACGTCATCGTTGTTACGCATGAACAGCTTGTAACCTAACCCTGTAATGGGGTCTATGCTACTGTCGAGCTTGTTGGCTAAGTCATACAGGCTCATTCCATTGTTGAGGTCTGCACAAGCCCTGAATACTCCGTACACGAAAAGGAAAACAATGGAAATCAAGATTCCGAGGAAGATTCCCATCATGACATTCCCTGTCTTCTTTGCTTTGATAATAAGCGCCCAGATGGCGAGAATAGCTGCAATACACCCGACAACAAATACGGTAAAAAATTGGTCTGTTGTCATTATAGTATCTCCTCTTTGATGCCTAAGAGCAGTCTTACTGCTTTCTTAAATTCAGGGCTTTGCATCCGATATGCGACAAGTATGGCTTGCTCTTCGTTGGAAAGGATCCTTTCCGAATCATTCCCTCTTTCCATACTACAGGGGTATCCATCGAGCCACATCTCGGAGACATTAAGGGCTTTTGCCAGCTCCGTCAAAGCCCTTTGTTTTGCTCGACATTTACCGCTCAAGTACCCCGAGATTGATGACTTGGCTATTCCGGTTCTGTTAACCAAATCAGCGGCTTTCATGTTTCTGGTATCCAGCGCTTGCTTCAACCTGTTTGCAAATGTTGCATTTTTGCTGGCAAGCAATGTTGATGCCATTCTTTGCCTCCAAGAACTAAGCGTTGATGCCTAAAAGAATATCGATAGCTTTCTGCATCTCCGGCTTGTTCCGATATGCTTCAACGAGAAGTCGCTCGTGAAGAGATACAGCAAAGTTCGTGATTGATTCTTTTGTATCAATCACACCCCACAGCCATCCAGGAGACACCTCAAGATACTTGGCCATTCTAGCAACGGTTTCGTTCTTTGGCATATATCTTCCGGATAAGTATGATGACATGGCACCTCTATTGATACCAAGCGCAACGCAAACGTCTGTTTGTGTTACATGTTTTTCTTCCATTGCCTGTTTTAATCTCTTTATGAATAGTGCTGTCATAATTCACATTATGCCAAGTTTGTTTAGAAAACGCAATAAAAGTTTTGAAATTGTAAATAATTTTATTGACATCCTCCATTTTATGTCTTACAGTTTAGAAAAACTAAAATCTAACAAGGAGAAATGGACTATGGATTATTCAAAGCTTCGAGGCAAAATCCGAGAAGTGTATAAGACTGAAAGAGCCTTTGCAGATGCAATGAGTTTAAACAGTACAACACTCTCGCAGAAATTGAATGGAAAGCGGCAATGGGATGTCATAGAAGCTGTGTCTGCATGTCAGTTACTTGGCATAGCTATGACAGATTTTGAGACATATTTTTTTACTCAAAAAGTTTAGATTTTCTAAACTCTGATAGGAGGTATCAATGATTGATAAGGATTTTGAACTTATGAAAAGCATCTTCAAGGATGCTCTGGACAAGGTCACAGAGGCAGGCATCCGCATCATAAGCGGTCGGCTGTCACAGACTGGCAACCTGATCTCGATGGAGCTCAGTCTTCATAAAGTGGAGGTGACGGATGATAAGCGTTAATGAGGCGGCCAAGTATCTTGGCATTGGCAAGTCCAGCGTGTTCCGACTGGTCGCAGAAGGCAAGATCACCTGCTGCCGAATCGGTACAAGAATTCTCTTCAAGCAGGAATGGCTCGAAGAGTTTATCAAAAACAATATGCAGGGAGACAGTCAGAAATAAACCCAACACACAGCAACAAAAAAAGCAACATCCCCGTCCAAAAGAGTGTTGCTTCATCGGATAAGAGGTCTCCCTCTTTCGCAATTATACACAATGGAGATTTATATGGCAATCCAATTGAGAACAACATCAGACATAACCCTCTCCGGGGTGAAGATACTGGTCTACGGAGAGAGCGGTGCGGGCAAGACGAGACTCTGCGCCACAGCACCGGCTCCCATCATCCTAAGCGCAGAGGCAGGTCTCCTGTCACTGCAGGGTACGGACATTCCGTACATCGAAATTAAATCTATCGAGGACTTGTACGAGGCTTACACATGGCTATTGTCCGAGCAGGCGAGTCAGTTCCAGACGGTATGCCTGGACTCCATCAGCGAGATTGCTGAGGTCGTCTTGGCCAATGCCAAGAAAGAGAACAAAGACCCACGCAAGGCTTATGGAGATCTGGCCGACCGGATGGCCGATGTCATCCGGTACTTCCGAGATATCCCTAACAAGAACGTCTACTTTTCGGCCAAGCTCGAGAAGGTCAAGGATGACAACACCGGAGTTACCTACTACGTGCCGAGCGCTCCTGGCTCGAAGGTCGGCATCAGTCTGCCGTACTTTTTCGACGAAGTGCTGGCTCTGCGTGTAGGCAAGGATGAAGACGGCACCATTACCCGGATGTTGCAGTGCATCCCTGATGGAATCTTCACAGCTAAGGACCGCTCAGGTCGGCTCGCCCAATGGGAAGAACCGAACCTGTCACACATCATCAACAAGATTGGAGGAAGAGATGAAGCAATTACTGAGTAACGAGAAGTTGCAGAAGGATCTCAAGGACGCATTGGCGGAACTTGAGAGAATCAAGAAGAACAAGGCCTTGCTGGATGCCCAGCAGAAGACCGTGGAGAGCTGGATACTCTCCGTCGTCTCGGCCACAGGGAATGGCAAAACCACCTTCACCGATGCCGACAACAACGAGATAGTCAGCATCACCAATGGCACCAGCTACAAGGTTGACAGCGAGCTCTTGGACAAGGTCGCCAAGGAGCACCAGCTGGAGAGTCAGGTGCCGTACCTGTTCCGCTTCAAGGCAGAGGTAATCTCCGATGCCTGGAACGGAGCAACGGAGGAAGTGCGTCAGGTGTTTGCTCAGGCTGTCACAGCCACAGCAAGCAAGCCATCGATATCTTCTGCTGCAGTGGATGCGGCAGTTAAGGAATACAAGAAATCTCTTTAGGAGGAGAAAGCTATGAAATTCGAACCTGTTAATTCGACAGAAGCAAGGACAAGAGAATTGATTCCAAATGGAATCTTCAAGATGCAAGTAACCGAGGCAGAAGTTTGCCAGACAAGCACCGGTTCCGGCCAGTATATCAAGCTGACTTGGAAGATCATGGAAGGCCAGTATGATGGCAAGACCATCGTTGACCGTCTTAACATCCGCAACGTCAACGCAGAGGCCGAGAGAATCGGCAGAGGACAGCTTGCCAGTCTCATCTCAGCAATGGGCATGTCAGAGTGCGGAGACACTGATCTCCTGCTGTACAAGCCCATTATGGGCAAGGTCGGCATTGAGAAGGACAAGACAGGGCAGTACGAGGACAAGAACAAGGTCATCTCCTACGCTCCTGCCAGCAAGAATGGTCCTGTAGTTCCTGCCGGAGTCGCACCAGCACCAAGCGCACCTGCACCGCAGGCGTCAGCTCCGTGGCTCAAGCAAGGACAGCAGTGATGACTATCCCTGAAAGCCACGTTCCTAGTATTACAGCATTGATTGACCAGCGCCACGAGGCACTGGAAGTCAAGCACCCACGGCCTTACATGGGAATCAGCTCCATCGGTCACGTCTGTGACCGGTGGCTGTGGTTCCAGTTCCGCTGGGCTGTCATTGAATCGTTCCCTGGGCGGATGCTCCGGCTCTTCGCAAGAGGTCAAAGAGAAGAGGCCTTGATGGTCGCTGAGCTCCGTGGCATCGGCATCGTAATCCACAACACGGAAGATGACCAAGCTGAGGTCAGCCTCGGAGGATGGGTCAAGGGACACCTTGACGGTATCATCGACTCCGGCGTGCCGGAAGCTCCTAAGACTCCCCATGTGTGGGAGAACAAGACACACAACAAGAAAAGCTTCGACGAGCTTGAACGGCTCGGAGTCAAGGAAGCCAAGCCGATGCACTGGGCACAGATGCAGTGCTACATGCTCGGCAAAGGCCTCTCAAGGGCGCTCTACACGGCCGTCTGCAAGGACGACGATAGAATTTACACCGAGCGTGTCCGCTTCGATTCTGAGGCCTCCAGAGCGCTTGTGCGTCGAGGCCAGAGCATCGCTCTGGAAGACCATATCCCTGCGCCCATCAGCCTCAAGCCTGAGTGGTACCAGTGCAAGTGCTGTCCGGGGTGGGACCTCTGCCACGGAACAAGATGCACACATGAAGTCAACTGCAGAACCTGTGCACACTTCACAGCGCACGAAGATGAGACGTGTACATGTGCCTTCTACAGCAACAGCGTGATTCCACCAGAGGCTCAGTATGTCGGATGTGCCAACCACGTCCTGCATCCCGACCTTGTGCCTTGGAGCATCGACAGATCTCTGACCACCAGCACGATGGCCGTCTATCAGATTGGCGCCAAGAAGTACGCCAACGGCTGTGGTGGATTCCAGAGCGCTGACCTTATCGCCTTATATCGGGAGCAGAAGCAATGATGCAGTTACGCAACTATCAAGAGACAGCTTTGACTCAACTCAATGGATGGTGGGCAGACCACGATGGGAATCCCTGCATCATGCTCCCTACAGGTGCGGGGAAGTCCATCGTTATCGCCGCTTTTTGCCAAAGGTCAATCGCACTTTGGCCAAAAACGAGGATAGCAATCATATGCTCGCAGAAGGAACTGGTGGAGCAAGACGCCGCCAAGATTAAGGCGCTATGGCCGGATGCACCGATGGGCGTCGTCTGCGCTGCCACTGGGCGCAAGGAGTTCGGCCGACAGGTAACAGTAGCATCTATCCTGTCAATCTTTCGCAGACAACAATCCGAACTAGGAATAATAGATTTAATTGTTGTTGACGAGGCTCACCTCATCAATCACAAGGATCAAGGCTCATACAGGAGTTTCATCGACCGGCAGAAAGAGGTTAATCCGAACCTGAGAGTCATCGGTCTGACTGCCACCCCGTACCGCCTTGGCCACGGATACATCACAGACGGCGATGCGCTCTTCCAGGCACCGCTCATCAACCCAGCCAGCATCTTGGATCTGCAGAGGCAAGGCTATCTTGCCATGCTCAAGAGCAAGTCCACAGTCAAGAAGATAGACACCGATGGCGTGGCCATCCGGGGTGGAGAGTATGTGGAGCACGAGCTGATGGTCAAGGTAGACGACCAGCTGACAAGCGAGCAGGTCATCAGTGAGACGCTTGAGAAAGCATCGGATAGAAAGCACTGGCTGATATTCTGCTGTGGCGTAGAACACGCTCAGCACGTCAGAGACATCCTCTGTGAGAACGGCGTCAGCTGTGCCTGTGTTACCGGAGAGACTCCGAAGAAGGAACGGGAGACGCTCCTGGAGGACTTCAAGAATGGAAAGATCAGAGCGCTCACCAATGCCAATGTACTGACCACTGGCTTCGACTTCCCTGGCATCGACTTGATAGTCATGATGCGCCCTACCATGAGCCCAGGGCTTTATATGCAAATGGCCGGACGAGGCCTCAGACCATGCGAGGGTAAGGCAGACTGCCTCGTGCTGGACTTCGCTGGCAATGTCAGCATGCACGGACCCATCACCGATGTGGTACCGCCCAAGAGCAAGGGCAACAGGCGCACAGGCGTGGCACCCAGCAAGATCTGCCCGCAGTGTGATGAGATTATTGCCGCCTCGGCCATGACCTGTCCTGAGTGCGGATATGTCTTCCCAAAGGAAGTCATGAAGTGGTCGCTCCACGATGACGACATCATGGGCATGGAGCCACAGGAGCTTGAGGTCGAGGAGTGGCAGTGGAATCAAGCCACGAGTCGCTCCGGGGTGCCGATGCTGGTATGCCGGTTCTATCCGGTCAACTTGGCAGCGCCTGTGATGGCCAAGTTCTATTGCCTGTGGCACGAAGGCTATGCAGGGAGCAAGGCACTCCATGCGCTGTATGAGACAGCTAGACACGCAGGAGCCGATATCGGTGTCTGTAACACCCCGGAGGAAGTATGCAACACGCTAACACGCTCTACTCCTCCAGAGACAATCACCTACAAGAGACAAGGGAAGTTCTACAACGTTTTAGATCAGAAATGGAGGAAAATACATGAAATACCAAGAACCTGAATATGTGCAGATATGGAACAAGAGCCCAGGAATACCCCGATGCTGTTTTCTGTGCGGTTTTTTCAATAACCCAGCTTGCGCCAAGTACGGTGCCATCGTACCGGAAGAGTTTGCACGCAAAGTAGACGTGTGCCCGAACTGGGAAGATGACGAGGGGGTACCGTTTTGAAAATCCCTACAGTCAGAGTCTCTGAGTATGTCGCTCAGAGTCCAGAGTCACAGATGCGCACAGCCATGCAGGAGAAGGGCTTCTCCGTTCCGGCAGAGATAATCCTTGACGGCCTCATCCATCGCTATGGCGAGACTGGTCGCAAGGATGACGATGCGCTCTGGTACGTCGGCTTCACCTCTCCTGTTGTCGCTGGTGCCTTCGGAGACTGGCGCACTGGTGTCAAGTATTCGTGGTCAGGACAGACGACCAGCCTCTCTCAGATGGAGCGAGACGAGCTCCAGATGAAGCTGGAAGAAGCCAAGGCACAGGCCGAGGCAGACAGGCAGAGACGAGCAGAGGATGCAGCCACCAGGGCGCAGAAGATATGGGCGTCAAGCCAGCTGTGCATGGGGCACCCGTACCTGACCAAGAAGGCCATCACATCTCCATGTGGTACCAAGGTAGACAGCCTCGGCAATCTCGTGGTTCCGATTATCAACGACAAGGGGCAGATAAGCTCCGTTGAGATGATAAGCGCTGATGGCCGGAAGAAATTCCTTCCAGGCGGAGCTGTCAAGGGTGGATGGTTCATTGCTGGCTCCGGTGATGGCCAAGCGCCTGAATTCGTGGCAGAGGGTTTTGCCACAGCTGTCTCCATTTATGAGGCCACTGGCAGACCTTGCCTGATAGCCTTCTCAGCAGGCAATCTCACATCGGCTATCCAGAGCTACAGGACGCTCAATCCTCAGATCAAGGCTCTGACCATCGTCGCAGACAATGACGAGAGCCATGCCGGAGAAATTGAGGCCTACAAGGCCAAGGAAGCCACGGGGTGTGAAGTTGTACTAATTCCGATGCTCGGCATGGATGCGAACGATTACGCCACCTCTGGAGCCAATTTGAAAGCACTGCTCATTCCGCAGAAGAGCTACCTCGAGCCAGTTGACAGCTATCTCAAGCAGATTCAGCCGAAGCACTGGCTTATAAAGGGCTGGATGCCTGCCGGTTCCACGCTGATGATGGTCTTCGGCCAATCCGGTCATGGCAAGACTTTCTTCATTCTGGACATGATGCTTCACATCGCCACCGGCCAGAGCCTCTGGTGTGGCCACAAGGTCACACAGGGCAACGTGGTCTATCTCTGCGGAGAAGGCCAGCAGGGCATCAGGGAGCGTGTGGCAGCATGGGCACAGGATAAGGGGCTGGCATCACTGGGAGACCGGATGTACATCAGCCAGGGCGCAAGCCTGCTTGATACATCCGACGGATTTGCAAAGGTGCGACAGGCCATCGCAGAGAGCTCGCTCAAGCCTGATCTGATAGTCATCGACACGCTTAATCGCTTCATGGCCGGAGACGAGAACGACACACGAGACGCATCTGCTTTCATCGCAATGTGCGACAGGCTTGAGAGCGAGTACAACGCTGTTGTCTGCATCGTCCACCATGTCGGAGTATCCGATGCGGCCAAGAACAGGGCACGAGGCTCCAGCGCCTTTCTTGGTGCCTTGGACGTACAGATTCAGGTCAGTAAGAGCGGAGACCTGCACACCGCCACCATGACCAAGAACAAGGACGGCAAAGAAGAGACTCCGGTGAACTTTCACCTCAAGGACGTACAGCTTACTGGCTGGATAGATGAGGACGGAGAGACCGAATCATCGGCTGTCATGTATCCAACCGACGACAAGCCAGCACCCCGGATATCCAAGAGGCAGAAGGCCGACGAGGACATGCTCCTGGATGCCGTGGCAACGATAGGAGCCTTGAGCTCGTCAGGCGGGGTACAGGTACTCCGTGACAGGTGGATAGACTTCCTCGTCAAGCAGGGAAGAGACAAGAAAGCGGCTCAGCATGACCTGCTCGAAGGGCAGGAGCGGAAGCTCGTATCAAGGCTTATTTCATACGGAGATCTGCTGTCAGTTCCTGGCGGTTGGATGGTGGTCGGACAGCTTGCGGACATAGCCAGATTGGACGTCAACGGCAAGCTTTTTAGGGAGGCATAAATGGATAAGGTACGCAGGTACGCAAAGGTACGCAGGTACTATTGCGTACAAAAGGCAAAGCATAGCGAATTAGGTACGCAAGTACCCCTCCCTCTGAAAGAGGGGTACTGCTGCGTACCAGCTAATGCGGTCGATTTTTTAGGGAGGTAAATCATGGGAAAACGAGTGGGCAATATTCCTTGTTCTGAGGGATGGATCCAGCAGGAAAATCTTGGAGAAAAATGGAGATTTTTTACCAAGAAAAATCCGGGCACAGATTGGATCAGCATCAAGTTGGCTTACGACGGAGAACTACACAAGGCTAACTATTCTCTTGGCTGGAACACAGCGGAGAAAAGATTCTCTGTTTGTCCTGATACTAGGATGCTTATGGCAAGACAGATAAAGCTCTACAAAGCGCTTTGGCTGTTTGTAAAGGAGGAGATGTATGACTGGACAGAGCTTGATTGCATGTGAGGAAGCCGGAGAACTCATCCGGGCGATTAGCAAGGCCAAGCGCCAGAGCGGAGACTCTGCATCGGTGCAGAACCTGATCAGCGAGATGGCCGACGTGCTGATTATGATGGAACAACTCAAGAGCATATACGCCATCATGGACAGCGAGATTGATGACGAAATCAATTACAAGCTGGCACGCCAGCTAGGGAGGATACAGGCATGAAGTATGAACAAGTGAGTTTAGTCGTGAAGAACTATGAAGGAGCGCTGTGGTATTCCGTTCTGGAGAACGGCCGAGTGGTACTGACAACGATTCATTACAGCGAAGCATTGGCCAAGCTGGAGAGGGAGATGAAGGAATGAAAGTCGGAACACATGTAAAGATTAAGGCGACAAAGGAGACAGGTTACATCCTGTACATCAATCCTGACGGAAGACTGTATGAAGTCCGGCCAACTCCATACAAGTTCGATTGGCCGAAGTACTACAGAGCGGAAGAGCTGGAGGAGATAAGCGAATGACAGTCAATGAATACTTCTCACGCATTATAGATGCGCAACAGGAGGAAGAGGATGGAAGTAATTAACGCTATAAACCTTATAAACGCTATCAACGCTATCATGATGGAGGCAGGACAATGAAACACAAGTACATGGTTAATGGCAAGCTTAGGACCTTAGACTTCCAAGTCAAAGATGAGACGAAGTGTAAGAAATGCAAGTCTTTCGTACCGTTCACTGGTAACGGAAGACCGATATGCAGGCTCTACGAGCTTGGCAGATGTCCACAGGAGGATAACAGATGAACTACAGGTACATAACACAACAGCTACGGCACATCGTGCAGGAGATTGATGACGCAAGAACCAACTGCGAGCTGATAGACGATATTGACGATATCACTGACGAGATTCAGGAGCTTATCGATGACGTGGAGGACGCACTGGAATGAAGAACTACACCCCGCAATTGCCAAGGTCTTCCACCAAGACACCACCACGGTTGAGCCTCGAGGCTCGCATCCAGGCGGATGTTGTCCGTTACCTGCAGACGGAGAAGGTCTTCTGCCACTCGGTACCTAATGAGGCCGGTGGCCGGAGCGCCGTCATGCAGATGCAACTCATCAGCATGGGAATGAGGCCGGGGTGTGCCGACCTCGTGGTGTGGTGGCCGACTCCGATAGGCATCCGTATCGGATACCTGGAACTCAAGAACGAGAAGGGCAAGCAGTCCGAGGCTCAGGTGAAGTTCGAGACACGCTGTCGAGAGGCTCATGTGAGTTATGATGTCGTCAGGAGTGTGGAAGAGGTTCAGGAACTGCTGAGGCAATATCGAGGGCGTGTGTGATGGATGATAAGCGAAGCGGTGGACTCGTGGTGCTGGCATGTGATGCTTGCACCACTGAGGTATTCTATTCCTTGAAAGAGTGTCGGGACTTCTACGATATCAGATACTCTCAAGACCTGCTCCGTAAGATCTACACTGGTGCCACCGCTGACGATGGCATCACGACCTTCGACATCGCCATTGACTCTCCCTATCACGTGACACGCCAAGAGGTGGCAGTGACTATCAAGGGCAAGAGGTGCAAGCGATGGATGTATGTGCTAAGGAGGGACGACGATGCTCAAGAAAAGCTGTAAGACATGGGGCTGTCCTAATCTGACCTACAACAAGTCAGGCTGGTGTGACGAGTGCGAGAAGAAGCACAGGCCAGTACATCAGAAACCTGATGAAAGGCCGACAGCTCAGGAGCGTGGATACGATTATCGATGGCGAGAGTTCTCCAAGCAGTTCCTTGCTCATCATCCAGTGTGTGAGATGTGCGGAGCTCCTGCAGAGGTCACGGACCACAAGGACATCACGGCCAAGGTCATGATGGATCTATACGGCAAGTTCGACTTGGACGAGAGCCACTATCAGGCTCTCTGCCGAAGCTGCAACACAAAGAAGGCAAAGCAAGACCATGAAGCTGATGCGGAATACTTCGACCAGCTTGGTCTCCTCTCTTCCCACTCGTCCGATGGGGAGGGGAGGGGTTAAAACTTTTCCTGCCAGCCACGACCGCAGCGGGTTAGGCTTGAATACTCGGACGACATTTTTTCAAAGGGGTAAGTCATGAAAAACATTGAAGTTGTGAAAGTCGCACCGCCAGCACCGAAGAGTCTGGGCACAATCGGAGCAGAGCACTGGAGGAAAACTCTCAAGATTCTCGTGCCGGCCGAGCGCATCACTCGGCTCGACTTGCCCATCATCGAGATACTCTGTCAGACATGGGAGCGGATTCAGATCATCCTCGGTTCTGATGCTCCTGACTGGACCCAGTATCGGGCGCTGTCGGATATGTACTTGAAGTTCATCGACCGGTATGGAGCCACGCCCAGGGCTCGGAAGATTCTCAATGTCGGCACGCAGAAGACGGAGAAGAAGGAATCCGACATTGATGCCGACATCATGGAGGGCTTCAAGCTATGAGGACACTGGCACCGGAGACAAGGGACAAGCTGACACGGCACTTCATGGGACAGCAAGCCCAGTACGTCACAGCGGTCAAGACCAGGGCACGGCTGACCAGCTTGGCGGAGCGTGAGAAGGTGATGCGCTTCGAGGCTCTCAAGATGGAGACCAGTGGCCGGTGGACCTTCGATATCAACAAGGCCGTGAAGCCTCTCTTGTGGATGGCAGCCAATCTGCGCTTCCCTCTCGGAGAGAAGAGAGGCAAGCCTCTGAACCTACAACCTTGGCAAGTCTTTGACATCATGGATCTATTCGGATGGGTAGACAGGGTGACTGGCTTGCGCAAGTATCTGCAGGGTTATCTGCAAGTGGCTCGGAAGAATGGCAAGTCTACAATGGCCGGAGCCATCCTTGATTACCTCGCCTTCGGTGATGGTTATCCTGGAGTCATTTGCTACAATGGAGCCAACTCTCTGGAGCAAGCCGCCGAGACCTTCGAGCGAGCTGCAGCATCTCTTGAACTTGCTGGCCATGATGGAGTTGAGATATCAAACTCGATGCACTACAAGCGCATCAAGTACTCAGGCTGTGAGGTGCGTGCCATCTCAAGCCAGCCGAAGGACGGCAAGCTTCCGCACGGAGTCCTCTTGGACGAATATCATCAAGCCAAGACCAACGAACTGAGGGACAGCTTCCTCTCAGGTAATGTTTCAGATCCGGAAGCCCTGACGCTTATCATCACCACGGCAGGAACGAGCCTAGGCGGGGTGTGCCATGAAGAGTACAAGAAATGCAAGTCAATACTGGCAGGCAATGCCGAGGCTGAGCGCTACTGGGTGTCAATCTATGAGTGCGAGGAAGGCGACAGCGTGGACGATGAGAAGGTGTGGCAGAAGGCCAATCCGAACTGGGGTGTCTCGGTTCTGCCTGATCTGATGCGTTCACGGTATGAAGTATGTGCACCTTCGGCGCCTGACATGGTGGACTTCAAGACCAAGAACTTAAACGTTTGGGTTTATAGTCTTCAGCGCTGGTGCAATACCAGAGTGTGGCTGGACAAGTGCTGTGGGAAGATTGGAGACAAGACTGGCCAACGATGCTACGGAGGACTGGACCTTGCCTCCGTCTCTGACTTCGCCGCCTTCTGTGCAGACTTCCCTGATGGCGAGAGGCACGAACAGCTGTATCACTTCTGGGTGCCGGGGAACAAGGTCGTGGAGCTTGAGCGCATGTTGCTCGTCCCGCTCCGCCAGTGGGTTCATGACGGCCTCGTCTCGGCTACCCCGGGCGATGTGATTGACTACACGGTGCTTGGTTCATGGCTTGAAGACTTCCGAGCCAAGTATGACCTCCGGCTTATTGCTGCAGACCGGTGGAGGCTTAACGAATTGGTGCGCCTGATGCCTGCGTGGTTCTCGGAGATTACTGTCGAGTTCAGCCAGAGTATGCAGAAGTTCTCAGGACCAATACAGGCATACGAGAGGCAGTATCTGACCGGAGGCCTATGCTCTGGTGGTAATCCTGTGATGACTTGGATGATGTCATGCGCTGAAAGCTGGAGCGATACCAATGGCAACGTGAAGCTAGTGAAGCCGAAAATACAGAGAAGCGCTTCCCGGATTGATGGTGTGATAGCATCCATTATGGCCTTTAGTACTGCAATAGAGCAGGAACCTAAGGGCATGACCGCTGAGGATGTCAAGTCGATGATCATGTTCATCTAAGACATGGCATCTCATGAGGGGGTGACATGGGACTATTCAAGAAAAAGATTCACGAGTCCGCCGGACAGCCGATTGATATTGTTTACAAGTTGATGGCTGGGTCTGGCGGTCAGTTTTATGGTATAAGCAAGGCATTAAGCAACAGCGCTTTCTGGTGCTGTTTGATGAACCTGTGCCGCACTGTGGCGAGCCTACCTGTCCATCAGTATCAGAATACTGGCAAAGGTCGTATCCTGATGCGCTCGTCTCCTGGTGCCATCCTGCTGGGAGAACCTTGCGTCTACATGACCGCATGGCAGTGGCGCTTCGTGATGGCGTTCAATTACGAACTTTATGGCGTAGCCTATGCCAAGCTGGATATGAGTCAGACTGGGCACGTGCTTAACATGTATCCAATTAGCCCGACTTCCATTACCTCCAGATGGAAGGATGGCAGGCTAGGCTATGTCTATAATCCCACCGGTGAGTGGATACCTTATGAGCAGATGCTCGTTATTCACAACACGCCGACTGGCTGGAAAGAGCACGCCATGCCACTGACCTATGCGGAGAATGACCTCGACGTGTCTACCTCCAGCAAGGAACTGCAGACCAACTACTACAAGAAAGGCACCACCATTGGCGGTGTCGTCACTGTGCCTAAGAACACGGAGAAGGCCGCCAAGGATGCTATCAAGGCATCCTTCCAAGGCGAGTATGCAGGAAGCGCTAACGCCTACCGCACCATTGTCCTGGAAGAGGGCATCAAGTATGAGCCAATCAGACTGACAGAGAATGACAGCTCCAAGCTGAGCCAAGCTCAGGAGTGGACGGTGCTGGAAGTCTGCAGGCGCTTCGGCTGTCCGCCCTTCTTTGCGGGCGACCTTACAAAAGCAACCTACGCCAACTCCGAACAGCAGGGCACACAGCTTGTGCAGAACTGCATCCAGCCACGGATCATCAGCTGGGAAGCGGCGCTTGATAGAGTGCTGTCCACCAAGGACGGCGAGTACATCAAGTTCAAGCTTGATGGTCTGATGCGGGGTGACAGTGCAGCACGAGCGTCATTCTACACCCAGATGATTCAGAATGGGACAATGTCCATTAACGAGTGCAGGGAACTGGAAGACCAAGATCCTGTGCCTAACGGTGATGCACACTTCTTCCCGATGAACTTTCAAACCTTGGAGAAGGCGGTCAAGTATCAGCCAAGCTCAGGTGGCTTTGAATCGCATAAGCCTGAGCAGAGCCTGACGGAGCGACAGCTCCGTGACAAGCTTTTCGGCGAGGCTTTCATGGAAGCCACCAAGAGCGGACGGGCACAGATAGAGCGCATGATACGGCGCCAGCTCAAGCAGGAGATAGACCTACTCAAGCAGATGGTGGCCGATGGCAAGACAGCCGATGCGATTGTTACCGAGTTCAAGCAGGCCTCCAAGAAAGTCGCCAACGACCTTGGCCAAGAGTATGTTGCCATCTTCCAGAGCATCATGGCCAAGATGGTACCAGCTACTCAGAGAGCTGTTGCTACTGGCGAGGAAGTGCCGGAGGACAAGTACAACGCTTATGCTGCCAAGTATGCCTTGGCGGCTTCTGACCGTCATGCGAACTTCCGAGCAGTTGATACAGAGAAGGCTCTCTCCGGCGTCGAGTCGGATAAGCTAGGCACAGCAGTATCGGATCTGGCAGACCACTGGGTCGATGTAGTGCCAGCTAACGAGTCTGAGGAAGAGAGCAAGCGCTCAGGCAATGCTTTTAGTGTTTTCCTGTTCGCAGCGCTCGGAGTGACTTACATGCACGTGGTCGCAAGCGGAGACGCCTGCGAGTTCTGCAGGAGCATAGATGGGAGAGTCGTTGAGGTCAATGGCACAGTATTGGCCAAGGGCTCATCGGTAGAAGATGGCGAGGGCAATGTGAGAGTGATAAGCAAGTCGCTCAAGCATCCACCTTGGCACACACACTGTGGGTGCTATGTGGCACCAGGGAAGTGAGGAGAAAATGAAAAAGCTTTTTAAGGATTGCATCGAAAGAGTCACACTGACCAAGATGCCGGAGAGCAGACTCCAGGAAGAGAAAGGCGCAGCAGGCGGATGGGAAGCTCCCATCTGGAGACTGGGTGTCTTGAATCTTAACGGGCGCATCTACCCGGAATCCTTGGCAGATAAGATCATCGGAGAGAACAAGACTACCGTTGCTTACGATGGCCACAATGCCGATGCGTTCAGCGAATATGAGGCAGTCAAGGCGATTGCCAAGAATCCACGGAAGGTGGTTAACCCTGCCGGTATAACCGAGCTCTGGGTGGATATCATTATCCTGGATGCGAACTACGAAGCACAGCTCCAGAAGCTGATGAGTTATGGCATCCCCATCGGGGTGTCTTCCGTCGGCTGGGGCGAGACTGACGCCAATGGCTTGGTGGTGACAGCCACCTACGAATTGGTGCGTTACTTGGACTTTGTGCTCACCCCGGCGGGTGAGGTCTATGCAGAGCCCAAGACCGAAGAAGGACAGCAGGAGCCGGAAGGCAAGAAGCAGGAAGAAGAAGGCGAGCCAGTGGGTAAGTCGGAAGACTTGGAAGCGTCCAAGCGTCTGAGAGCTGATGTGGTCCGAGAACTGCGTCTTAATAATCTTTTGAGGAGAAACAAATGAAAAAAGACAAATTATTGAAAGCCATCGAAGAAGCGAAAGCGAAAAGCTCCGAGGCGCTGGAGAAGGTACTCGCAGAGAACACTGACGAGAACCTCTTGGCCTACAAGAAGGCGATGGAACTGGAGAGCACCCTTGAGGGACAGCTCGTCAAGCTGGAGAAGGAAGAGAATCCTGGCAAGGTTGACGAAGGCATGGAACATGTCGAGATGACCGAGGCCAAGGCATGGGCTAAGAAGGTCATGGAAGCCATCGCTGTAGGGAACACCTACACCTCTCTGGTTCCGACCGAAGTCGCCTCTCAGATCCAGATGAAGAAGGAGAAGTACGGCAAGTACAGACCATTCTGCACTGTGCATCCTGCCACTGGTTCCTACAGCTTCGCAGTTGAGGGCGATGGTGTTACCGTTGCATATGTCGCAGAAGCTGGCTCTATCAGCGACAGCACTCCGTCTCTGACTCCTGTCACCTTGAGCGCCTATAAGCTGGCCGCTCTCGTCAAGATCAGCAGAGAAGCTGTGGCAGATCCTGCTGTCAACTTCATCGAGTACATCACTGGTGCAATTGCCAAGGGCTTCGCCAAGTTTGAGGACGATGAGATTCTCAACGGCACCGGAAGCGCTAACAGTCACATGACTGGTCTGATTCCGACCGTATCGGCAGTATCCGCTCGTGTTGTTGAGTCTTCTGCCGGTTCTGCTTCCTTCACCTGGGCAGAGCTCAAGGCCTTCCTTGAGAAGCTGGCTGATTATCCGGAATCCAAGCTTGTCATGAACGTGGCCACACGCACTTACATCCAGGGCTTGAAGGATGACAGCAAGTACATCTTTGACCAGAGCAAGCCTCTCGACTCCATCTGGGGTATGCCGATTATCATCGACAGCGCCAACATGGATGCACCGGCTTCGGCCAAGAAGGTCATCCTTGGTGGAGACTTCTCTTTCTACCACATCGCCGACAGACAGGACCTTGAGGTCATCACCTTGAGCGAACTGTATGCCGCCAATGATCAGGTCGGAGTGAGAGCCATCCAGCGGATTGATGGCAAGTGCGCACTGACGGATGCCTTCGCAGTCCTCCTGTGTGACACTTTTTAGTAGCCACCCCTACAGTAACCCTGAGTAGCATCAGCGGTGGCAAGAAGGTAGCAGCGTCGTCTGCCACTTTGGGAGCGGAGCTGCACTACACGACTGACGGGACTACCCCGACGGCAAGCAGTGCAGCCTTCCCGGCTGGAGGGTTGACCTTCCTGACAGAGACTTCTCTGACCGTCAAGGTCATAGCAGTTAAGGACGGGTGGTCAGACAGCCAAGTGGCGAGC